GCCGTATACAGTTACGTACCCAGCTGTTGCATCTGTTTCATCTAAAGCATCAAGAAACGCCCACAAATCGGCGTGGGGCGTCGTTAAGTATTCATCCGAATCAATGTGCAAGATCCAGTCGCCTTGTGCGTACTCATCGCATTTGTTGCGCAAATATGAAAAGTCGAATTGTTCTTCAAAGTCGTTGTACTTCCATTGCAAAGCCACCAGATTCGGCGTCACGCCAATTTCTTCAAATATTGGTTCTGTAATTGTTTCATCGTGCGTTGTTTTAAGTGCAATCATTTGCACGTTTTCAATTGGCAAAGCTTTACGCCATCTTATTAAATTTTCATTGTCGGAATAAAGAACACATACAGAAAGACGCATATTAATTCCTGTAATAAAGTGTTCTAAAAGTCATGAATGCAACGCCCTTTGTTTCATCGTCTGAAAAAGTGACCGCTTGTGAATCAACAAAATGCACGGGCGCAAATTCTGTGCTTTCAAAATCAGTTATGTACGATTCAATACCGTGGTTTTGCAACATATACTCCACCTTTTCGCAAAGATCAGCAAGTGCGTTTCTTAATACTGCTTTTTGTGTGTTTGACTTTTTGACTTGCACGCCAACAAGTAAATAAATTTCTAATGAACCACGATTTGCATATGCTGAATCATCTTCAAATAATTCGTTTTCACGTGTGTCGGCTCCGCTTAACACGCCGACATAATTAAAGTTGTACGTGTTCCACTTATCAATCTGGACTTGATCGTACACTTTTACGCCTTCCATTTTGCCAAGTTCTTCAATTATGCTTGTGATCGCCGCTGATTCTCTTGCCATGTCCTTATTCCTTTTATTACATTTGCTTTAACATCTTCTTGATATTTGCCATTGCTTTTGAACTTGCTTACCGACGGCGCAAAATACGGACGTTTGGGAATTTGCACACCGCCTTTTTTTTGCACGTGCAATGCCAAGTTTTTAAAATACGTGTTTTTTGTTTCTGCAAAGCGTGCCCAAAAGTATTTGTGCATTTTGCCTTTTGACTTTATAAAACCGCCGTATTCATGGATTGCTGCATATGGCAAACTTGAACCGTATTCAAGTTCGTATAAGTCGCCGCTTACTTTTGTCTTGTATATATTACCAACGCCACCTTTTGCAAAGCTTCTAAATAAATTTCCTGTGTTGATCTCAAGCCTTGTATTCGTGCTGGGTGCGATCCTTGTTTTTAATCCAGTGTTGACCATGTTTGAACCGATATACGCTTGCATAACAAAAGGAAACCGCAACAACTGATCATTGATAATTGGCTTTAAGATGTTTTCCAGTTCGTTAATATTCAGCATCTTACACCGTTGGGATAACGTACTTTGCAAAATACTTTTGCCAGTCAATCTTTTCTTTTAAGCTATTCGACACCGTTTGACCAGCCCCACCGCTTGAGATCGAACCAAGCCCAAACCAATTGCCACCGTTTGGGGATTGCTTGTATATCAATCCCGCCATTTCTGCAATTCCTTGCAAGATTTGATACGGCATATTTGTATCGGTCCATCCTGTGGACAAAGTAGCTTTAAATTGCCCTGTGGACTTGTCACGAAATACGATATAATTTGCATACGGCTCTTGATTATAATTATAATTCGTTGCGCTGTAATTTGCATACGTTGCGAACTCATTTTCACGCCATTGCAACGCTGTGAGCGTTGTGTTTGCGTTATATGGTACGAACTTCCATGAGTGATTCGCTTCGAGCCCTCGCTGGCATTTAGAAGCGTAAAATTGATAGTATACCGTACCTGTCCGCAAAGGCTGACCGCAATAGCTTTCAGCCTCTACGTAACAAGTTGTAAATACATCATCGAACCAAGTATACAAGGCTGTTTCCTCTGCAGTCGGATCGCCTGATGTTTCCATATTAAGAAACTTCATGAATGCTATGAATTGCTTTGGATAAGCACTTGTATATGGCATATTATTTACCTACCTTTTTGGTTTCAATTTTTGCAATTGGTAATGCAATTGCAATACCTTCTTTAATTAGTTTATCTGCTATTTCTTTTGAATATGCTGTTTCATATCCAGCGGAAACACCGCCGTATGGTTTTAATAAAATTACGCTTTGCAACATATCAAATTCCTATTAAGTAGTTGAAGTCTTAAGAACACCGATTGCGCTTGGTGCAGGGAATGCAAAAGCAACACGCTCAACAACTTCAATACCTTTTTGATGTGTACCACCAAGACCAGTTGCGCCAAAGTATTCTTTGTATTCGTTTACGCTTACATCTTCACGGATGCCCATTACTGTGAATTGATTCCAGTCAGCATAAAACGCACTTGCTGTGTTTGCTGCGCTTGTTGGGAATAAAGAATCTGGCACCACGTGCATTGGGCGGCCTGTTGGAGTAAAGTAAGAATTGCCTTCTAAAGCTGTTAAACCAATTGATGCAATTTCGATTGGACGCACCATGTCAAATATCGGACGTGATCCGCCTGTTTCTTTCATTAAGAAACCGAAAACTGATTGAGGTACAACAAAGGCACCATTTGCACCGACGCCAGAATTAACACCTAAGCGCAAGTTCCACAAGTCAGTCCATGAGATTTCGCCAAATGTATCTTTACCAGAGTTATTCGCTCCGCCTTGTCTTACAACTGTAGTACCTGACACGCCTGTTAAGCCTGTGAAATTTGGCGCATTGCCGTCGCCATTAAAGAATTGCTTATCTTCTGTTTCTGCAAGTGCACGACCAAGGCCATTGATCACATAATCTAAGAACGCTGGTGTTGCGTCTTGTAATTGCTCTTCTGACACGATCGCACCAGCAACAATTTTCTTTGCTGTCATTGCAGTTGCTGTAAAGAATGATGTTGAGTCAGTAAGTGTTAAGCCAGAACCTTCGGCAACTACCGCACCTGTGAACGCTCCAGAACTTACCAAGTTTTCAGTTTTGCCACGCATTGGGTAGATTTTTGCAAGTGCACGTGCATATCCAAAACGATCCGCAAAATTCATGATTTCTTCAATCCAGAATTGAGGAACCGCCGCGCCGCCTTGTGTTGCTGTACCTGTGTTAAAGTTGGCACGTGTTAAATACTTTTCGTTTGCCTTTCTTGCAATATCGTCCGCTGCGCCTTCGCGTCCTTTGTGCACTGCTAAAATGTAATCTGCAATTACGCGCGCTTGGTCACGACGTGAATCGTGATCTGCTTTGATTCTTACATAACCGTTCGAATTGCCTTGCACGTTAATAGGATTTGAGGCTCTTAATGTGTCTTGTACTTTTCTGTTTACAACTTCTTTAAGTTGTTCTGGTGTTACTATTAAATTTTCCATTTTTTAAATTTTCCTTTATTGATTTAGATTAAATTCATTATTTCGTCTGTTGACAATTTTGTCAACGGCTTAATATTTATCGATCTTGCGCCTTCGCTTACAATTGCTTTATTTATTATCTTGTAACCATCTTGGATCATGCTTAAGCCTTGACCGATTTGCGCTTGTGTTGAAGCCGCAATCTTTTTGCCGACTCTTTGCACGGGTGCTTGCACGCTTGCTGTTGCAACTTCTGGAGTTACTTCAACTGCTGGTTCTTCGGCTGTTGTTGGTGCAACTTCTGGGGCGTTGCCGTTTAATATTAATAGCATCGCTTCGGCTGCTGCTAGGGTACCAGCTTCGGCGGCTGCTGCTGCTTCTTCTTCTGCAATACCTAGCTCATCACGTAAGTAAGTGAGGGCGGCGTCTTGCAATATTGGCAGAAAGTTATCTGTTATTGCTTGTGTTTGTTCAGGGGTTAACATTCTGTAAACCTTTTTTAGTTTGTTGAAAATTGATTCTAGTTTAAGTTTGATTGATTTCTTAATTAAAGCCTCTCGATTTGCTGGTATTGAAACCACACTGAATTCAACTAATTCAGATTTTGTATAGACGGTAACTGTTTTGCCTTCGATTGTTTGCTCTTCGCTTTCAATTGGTATAATACCTACAGATACTGCACGCACATAACCAGCCGCAACCAAGTCCGCAACCTCGCAAGCCTCTTCTGTAATTCTATGAAATTGCAAAGTTGCTTCTAAGTTTTCGCCATTCATCATGAAACCTAAGCATTTGCCAATCGGCCAATCGTCGGAATCATGTTGCGCCAAAACAATCGGATTGTTTAAGTATGCTGTGTAATCTATACCGCTTGGAACTATGATTGTTCCATAGCGGTCGACTTCTGGAGTGCTCACAACAAACGTATATATATCTTGGATTGTTGCTTCTTGTTCTCCGTGTTCGTAATAATCTTTTTTTATAAGATCAAATTCTCTTTTTAGTATATTCATTTTATAACCTTGTTTTTAGTCTTCAACTGGAAATATTTGACATCTGCAATTAACTGCATTTCCTGCGCTTAAGCCCGAGCCTAATGGCCGTGTGGTCTTTTCACCACCAACTGTAAAATACCCGTCCGCTCCTTGCATCGTGCCGTCGGCTTCTCTGTGTGCTGGTCGTACAAGGCCGTCCCTTTGTGTAAGCCACATCATTTTAAAACCTAGATCTTTGTACACAGCGTGTTGCATTCCGCTTGTGACATTGGCAGCGGTGGTGTTTGCAATTGTTTTTGCACGCCCTTCGCTAAGTTGCGTAAATTTTGTCTGGAGCTTTTCTTTAAGCTCTTGCTTTGTTGCGCCCGCGTTGTTTTCAATCACTTGCACGATTTCGGATTTCATAAAGTCAACACTTTCACGTATTTTCACCGCGGATTCATTTGCAAGATTCTTGATTTGTTCACCAACGGTTCCTGTTAAATCTTGTTCTTTAAGATCAAAGCTTTTCAATAATTCATTTTGCACATTCAAGCAAGCCTTTTCAACTAAAGCGTTAAACTTTTCGTAATCTTGATCACTTACTTCAAGATTTGCTAAACTCAAATAACCTTTGTCAATATTTGATAAAGTTTCTTGTTTTAGTTGTTGAATAATCTCTTGAACTACAGTATCAATTTTTACGCTTGACTTTTCAGTAAGCAAATCATAATCCCGCCAAAAAGCGTCTTTGCTGTCCGCTGTTATTATTGGCAATTTTGCACGCTTATTTAATGCAAAACTTCTTGATGCAAAAGCAGGCGCAACTTTTGGGATGCCTACATTGTCCAAAGGAATATATCCATTTCCAATAAGCGCAACATTACCGCCTTCAATTGCATCGTAGCCCCGTTCTTTTCTTGAATCATTGATTGTCTTGATACCCCATTTCAATTCAAACTCTTCTTTTTTCATGTCAAGTTCTGGATCCGCATACGCATACGGAACGGGCTCGATTAAAATATCCTCTTCAAATCGTCTAAAATGCCTTGTAAATTCTTCGGCAATATATTTCGCTTCTGGATCAATTGTGTTTTGTCTAAAGATTGCGAATTGCACTTCGGCAGTTGCCCTGTTTTGGAATTCGCCTGTAAGCATTCCCGGTGGCACGCCAAAGACTTGTGCAATTTGCGAGCGTGTGTCTTGGCTGACTGAATCGTAATTCACACCAAGCTCGCTTTTAGGTGGCAATTGCAATTGCATACCACCACCAAGCAACGCACGCAACTTGTAATCTGGTAGCTCTTCATTCCAAGATGCTTTGAGCTTGTGCCATTCTTCAATATCAAACCTTTCTGGAAATGTTGCGATC